TGCAAACTTTATAATTTTTATACCACTGTAGTCTAGCATTTAAAATTCTAGGAGTACCTTTGCTTCTCTGTGCAATTTCCAAAAGATCTGATTCTTCTATGACTATTCCTAGTTTCTCACAATTCAATCCTGCTAGTTTGGCTAACTCATCGTCGGTATAAAAAGAGAGATGTTCTTTAATTTGAAAACGATCATAAAATGGTTGACTTAATCTTCCACCATTGGTAGTAGCACCAACCATAGTAAATACTGGAATGTCAATATCTTCAACAACTCCTTCAACAACTATATGGAGTTTAAAATCTTCCATAACTGGATATAGAAATTCTTCCACAATCTTTGGTAGTCTGTGGATTTCATCAATAAATAAGATTGATCCTTGATCCATTCCCATTAGATAAGGGAGAATATTCTTAATGCTTCTGAGATTAGCAGCATTGGTGGTATACAGATTTGAACCCATCTCAGACGCTATGGCACTCGCTATAGTCGTTTTACCGAGGCCAGGAGGCCCGTCTATTAAAACATGAGGCATCACACCACCAGAACTTTTACAACCCGTCACACAGACGCTCAGACGATTCAGAACATCGGTCTGACCAATGATCTCACTAAATTGAGTTGGTCGAATTCCGTTTGCCATTATTATTTTCTCCAATTTGTTCCAAAGTAAATTTAATTAGGCCAATAACATTATTAATTGGATTTATACGATAAGCAGAGATTATATATTCTCTGGCTTCAGTATCGGTAAAACCATAGTTAACCAATACTTTAACACACTGGCTTAGAAAGTCAATGTTAATTTCTTGTACTATTTTTTGTTCTGTCTGTTTTGCAGTTGTGGGTTTATATTCTTTTCTTACCGTAGCGACATATTGTATTTTAATATTTCGTATTCTTTTAGGTCTGAATACTGCTCCACAATCACAGACTATTTTATAGCCTTTTGTTTGGGCTTGTCTGGCACTTATCCAATGAGTAAATCCACAACGCTTTTCTGGACACTCATATTTAAAGTGTGCTTCGTAATCAATCGGTTTCTGGCTTTTGTGTATCGTTTTGTTCTTCATTATCTTTTATCCAAAATACAAAATCATTTTTTTCACTATCAAACGCACTGTCTAATAGTCCATCACTAACCAATTTAGATAATATATTACTGACCATTCTACTATTAAAAGATTCTAATATTGCACTTAGTATCAGATCATTAACATAATAATTTTCTGTTTTACTTTTTTTATTTATTTTAACTTTCATATGGTTTTTAGCCATAGTAAAACATTCATCATATGTCAATATTCTATCTAATTCTTCTTGATCTTTTGGTGCTAATATAGATAGTGTGTATGTTAAATCATCATTGGCATCATCATTAATAGATCCAAATGATTGGAACACCAATTGTCGTGCATGATTAATAAAACCTTCTAAATCTTTGATTTGATACCAAGCACTCATTTTAATTTCCTAGTTGAGAATATCATATAATCCTCTATAGTAGTTTGGTTGATTAATAAAATGAACAGCATGACTCTCTAAGTGTTTAATATAACTCATTTGAATTGGGTTATATACAAAATATTTCATTTTCCATACGCCCTCATTAAAATGATTGTTCCCCAAATACAGGGGGGAGTTTAAGCCACCCGCTGTATTGGGGATCAAATCACTCACAGGAAACGAAACACTAACAGGAAGATTGTCTATTTGACTAATTACATCTTTGATCCATTCACTAAATCCCCAAAAGTTATTTAGATTACCCACATCAATCTTGAAGTAGTGCTTTTTAATATGCTCTCCTTCAATATCTTCTGGCTCATCGGAATCGTTTGGAAATTTATTCATAATAAAAGATGGCGAGGGAATCGAACCCCCTCACATAGCGTGTGAATCTAAAGATACCAGAGGCTATGATCTTAGTCACCAGACTACCATACTTAAAGATCAACTATAGAAACCGTAACCGTCAGTATCCTCGTCCTCATCATCTTCATAGTAAGCAGCGTCTACATCTTCCTCATCATCATTCCAGTTCCAATCATAATCGTTGGAATAATCCTCATCCTCATCCGTATAATCATCCTCAGCAAAATTGGCAGAATATAGAGGCTTTAGAAGTTCACCTTGATATTCACCAACTACAAGATATTCGCATGTGCGAAGTTTCTCACAATTACAATCAGTTGGTACGCTCACAACATCCTTGGGATTAATCTTAACGATAACAATCTTATCGCCAGCCTCAAGACTACCATAACTAGCAACATAATTTAATGCACCAGCGTGAAGTCCATCAGAACAACCACGACTACGATTATCATCAACCTTTGCTCTAGTCATCTTACAGACATTACCAACGCTATTGTCGAATACTCCACGATACTTATCCTTGTAGTCACTTCTGACTGCCTTATAAGCAAGGAAGTAACCATCCTCAGTGATTGGCAGATGCTCATGCTCAAGGAAATCATAAAGTTCCTTTTGACTCTGCATACTAGGATTCTCCATAAGATTATGAAGAAAGTTAACAAGAGGATAGAACGGTAGACCCTTGCTCATAAACTCAAGAATACGCTTACTGATACTACCATGAACTTCCTCACCCTCATACAAAACCTTACCATTCTTGATCTCCACCAGACCATCACTAAAAGTAGAGACAGCCTTTTCAATATCCACAATCTCCAAGAGTTCATCTGCTGTTGCTGTTGGCAACGCTTCCAGAATCATTTTGTAATTAATATGATCCGGCAAAACCTGATAGGTTCTATTATTAAGAACCAGTGTCAGATTACCATCAACCCACATAAACGGAACGCTCATTGTTTAATCTCCTGTGAAAATTAAATTACTTAATCAAACTACTCAATTGCTTCTTGAATGACTCCACATCATCCAACTGATTATACCAATCACCACTTTTGCCACCATAATAACCATGACGATCATCAATCTGCAAAAGAGGATTAGTATCCTTCTTTAGTTCTCTCAGATTGCCTGTTACTTGGGTGCTACCAACAATATACTTCAACATCGGGTTGCTGTCAACTGCTTCTTTAAGAGTTTTTCTAAGATTCTCAATTGAAGGCAGACTAACACTATCGCTACTTGATGTTTTAATATATTTTGTATATTTATTGTCAACACCGTACAAATTGGTCAACATTTGAACCAGACTATTATACATCACATTAGTCTCTCTGACCAACTGACTATTAACACCATTGATGCCAAGATCATGTAGCAGTTTACTCATGTGACCAAAATAATCATTAGCCTTAAATCGCTCAATATCAAAAGTTGATCTATGCACAGTATCACTAAAGAACTCCATAATCATACAGTGATCAATAGCCTTAACTAGCGTAGCATTATTAATCTGACTACCGTAATCAAGACCAAAGATATTTAGAATATGGAAAAGAATCTGACGATCCACAAAACCATGATTATAGTACCTATACTGATCACGCTTCTCATCTTTAGAATATTCTTTACGACAATATTCAACAAGACCATTAAATTGTGATACAGTATCAAACCTTTTGGTCTTAATTTTCTTTAGACGATCCACCATGAAATCATTAAACGGCACAAGATTATAGCCTTCCTTGGTCAATTTTTCCACAAAGTTATGCTTAATTGCATAGATATTTGTATTACCAATAAGTTGCTTTGCATTATCAGTAGTAAAATTCTGAAAGATTGCACTAACTTCTGGAATATCTTGATTCTGCACGGTCTTATATCTAAGAATTGGCACATAAACAATAGAATCTTCCTCAAGCATATCATCAAGACGAGATTCACTCATCTCTCTCATGTGTGAGGCATCGTTATAGCCAATACTAAGAGTAGTAGTATCCTTATGATTTCCAATGATTAGGAAAGCATCCTGACTACTAACACTACCCTGACTACTTCTAGTGCTATTCTTGCGTGGATTATTGTTCTTGATCAAATCCTTATAGTCAGAAACCATGAGGATATTTTCTGATCCAACATCATTAATCAGATCATCAAAACCCTCATCACTCTTGGTGTAGTCCTTAGTATCAATCATCAGATAAGCAAAGCAATCGTTCTGGTTACAATAACGAGTAACAATCTTCTTTGCTGTTTCTTCTGTCTTAATATCACACTGGAAGAAAGCCATCTTGCCATTCTTCTTCTGACTATTCCAATACTGATAGCCTTTACCAGTCAGAGTTTCGTGATGAATCCTATCTGTCTGATAAACTAAACGACGAGAACGATAGCCAGTGCTTCTGTAGTTAAAAACGTACAGACTCTTTCCGGCCTTGATCTTATATTCCAAGTCCTCACCACTGTTGATGTTGTGGGTCTTATTATTAGAGTCTGTCCATGTTGCACCCACTCCCCAACCACCAGCAAGATCATTCATTGTATAATATGTGGCAATTGCTTCTACCTTTGTTTTAGCAGCAGCAATCTTTTTGCTGAACATTTCCTTCATTTGGAGGAAAATATCCTGAGTCTTATCACGCAGAGTTTTAACTACTGCTTTGGTATACTGTAATCCTTCACGACTAACATCCATCTCCAAATCACCAATACCAAAGTCAAGTTCAAGATAAAGACCCTGACCAATGATTTCTCCCACAAAAGCCTTCCATGAAGCAATATCTGCCTTATTGAAAGCACGATTCCACTTGGCAATATGATCTGGAGTTTCCTGCTTATCTTCACCAATAAGATGAGAGGTAACTACTGGATAAGCAATATTACCCATGATAGCAACAACACCACTATCAATACGATGATATTGGGTGGGAAACAGATTGTTATTAAGTCTGCAAACTCTCCAGCCATCACCGTCAATCACAATATTACGATTGCTATATTCCTTGGAGAAATCTGTACCAATTCCACCAGAAATAATAGGCTTATTCTTAAAGTAGTGGAAAATACGAATAGCCTTCTGACTAAACTCATGAAAATCGTGTTGCTTAACAGCAAAACTAATTTCCAAACCATTAGGCTCATCAGTATCAATAGTATGGAGCAAATTAAGAGTTGGCACACCACTATCATCCATAGCAGCAATATAAGTATACTGCTTACCATTGTAATAAGATGTTGTCGTAAAACTCTTGGTATAAGCAAACGGACTCTTAGACCCTAGCCCAAGACAGCCCACAAAATCATTACTATCATTCTTATTGCTTGCACCATAAGTGGTATAAAGATTCTCCATATCGGTCTGACTAAGACCAGTACCAAAATCTCTCACGCTAAAATTAGGATCACCAGCACTAGGCAACTTAACCCTAAAAGGATTAGGATTGCCAGATGCAATATGACTATCATTAGCGTTTGTTGACAGTTCACGAATGACTGCCATCACCTTATCGGAATACAGAGAATCCGAAAGGATTTTAAACATTTTGCTGGTCTGTGCAATATTAAACTGCGATGCACTTCTAACACCAGCACTGTGAACCTCAATCGTCCTATCTGCCAACTTCATTTCCTGTTCTCCAAAAGTGTTTCAATCGTTCCTGTGATAACCCAAGTATACCATCGGCAAACCGCCTTGTCAACCTTCACTTTATTTTTTGCTTGCAACCCGTATGCTAATATAGCCACAATAAATTGGTAATAAACCTAGATACCATACTGGAGTTGCTATTAAACAAAAATTTATACCAATAATAATATTAATTATACTTAATATATATATAATAATAGATGGAAAACCAATTTTTGCCAAAAGATATGTAATCGGACCTATTAAGATTGTTATCAGAAAAATTATAGTGACTAATAGTGCTAAACTAGCCATTCAAATAATCTTCCCCATCATCATCTCCATCAATTTCATAACTATCATATGGAGTCCACTCTGGATTATCATCTAGTTCTTCTTCTTCTTCTTCAGCCAGCATAATAGTAAAACTATTTAAAACTGCTAATATATCATTAATTTTCGATTCAACACTATCTATTTTAGCAGTTAGTGACTTGATAGATTTCTTAATATCTGTAATTTCTTTATTAAAATCTTTATCCAATCCCTGAATATCTTTATTACTTTCACTAATCTTTTTCATTATATTATCAAAATCTCTGGACATTAGAAACTCCTTTTATATTCTTTTATATCTCCGTTCTCCAATATTTTTTTATCTTCATAAGGAGATGCAACACGACGATAGAATTCTTGTTTAATATTCTCTAATACACCAGTAATCATAGCAATCTTAGGATAACTAGTATCGCCCATAACACCACAAATTATACGAGAAAAACAGTAGTTTATTCTGCCCAAGCAATCTTTTAAACTTTTATGTTCTATAAAATCGTTACGAATAGCCAGAATTAAATTATCAATAGCATCATCTAATTCTTCTCGTTCTTTTTCGTTAATATATGGCATTTTAATACTCGCTACATCTACATTGGTATCTTAAACAATAAGAGCATTTTGGTCCAGGATCGGCAAATCCCCAAGCATTAGCACAACCATCAAAACTTTCTTTTCCTGTATCAATACAAACAACTTTATTACGACCTTTTCTTTGTATTACGCCAACATTACTCCAATGACAATCCCAAAATTTTAATTTGGTTTTTTCATGAATTTTAGTCACAAGATTTTGAATGTGTCTCATACTAACAACAGTATTAGGATTATAAACTGTTGCTAACTCTGTAATATATCCCCAATCGCTAGGGTCTGGTTGGTAAGAATCTTCTTCTGGCTGAAATTCTAGTTTACAAAGATTGCCGTAGACTTTTGGTGCAAGATCAAACTTGCTCAATTTTTTCTGAACAGCATGAGCATACTCTGCTTTTTTCTTGGTATGGAATTCTTTAAATCCCAAATCTTTGTGACCGTAAATAGGATAAATTTGACAATATCCACCTTCTTCAAACCATCCACTATAATCAATCTTAAAATCGGTGCAGATCATTTTCTTGTACCTTATTACCACTTAGATTTTCCACAATAAAAATAGCAGTTTTTAAATCATCGCCCTCAAAAATTTTAATTGGGCCTCTTTTAATATCAAATCTAAATGTAGCATAAACAGCATAGTATGGTTCACCCTCTGCTTCTTCATCCAGATTAAAATATTCTTCCAGAGATTTTACTTCTTCTGGTATAAGGCCGCCTTCATAATCAGGTAAATCCCTAATAGTAGATATATGATAATGAAGAATGTGAGAACGTGGATTGCCCTCATTAGAACACCATCCTCTAAAAAATCTATTAGGATAAGTTGACATTATTTTTCCTAAATTTAGCGTAGAAATCCTTAAACTCTGCCTTATTAGAATAGAGTGTAACAACAATCTCATCATTAATATAAGGATTGTCTTGAGTTCTTAGATCATATAATTGACCATGACTATTAATTTTACCCCATGCTACCGCTTGTAAATTATTATAGTAATGCAATTCTTCTCTTAATCTTTTAAGTTCATCCTTAGCATTTTGCACACTAAACAATTTAGGAACAATTCCTTGTTCAGAGCATCTGAGAATATAATCAAGTGGGTTAGAATGTTCATTCATAATTTTCTTTCTGATACTTTAGTGCCGGGAGCGGGACTCGAACCCGCAGCGTTTCTAATGTGGGGGATTTTAAGTCCCCTGTGTTTCGCCAATTTCACCACCCCGGCAATAAAAGTAATCGACTACAACAATCAAAGTTTGAGGTTGATTATGCTTGTGTGCCTCAATCATTTAAACTGTTGTAGCCGACTACCATTTGTTTTAAATCAACCGTTTGTATGAGCCTTGAGGCGACGTACAATATCCGCCATAGCCTCATCACGATCCACATTCTTTGTGGGCTTTTGACGCTCCATAGAAGGCAATTCAATACCCTTCTTAGAAAGAGCAGCCTTTGTACGAGCATAACGAGCCATCGTACTAGCAATCTTCTGCCCAGTCTTTGTTGCAATTTCAGCATAAGTTCTAGAAGAATAAACAGCCTCTAGGAATTGCTCATCACTACAACGAACACGCTTCTGCTTCTCAACCGTAGTAACTTCAGCCATAATCAACCTCCAAAAAATCCAAACTTACTTCACGGTTTCAGTCACGCGACTGATTGATTCCCGTGTTGTATCCTCATTCTACCATAGGTTATCGGCTTGTCAACAGCCAGACCTTGAATTATTTTTCGTTGGGTAGTGCGATTGCTAAAAGTAGATAAATCCAGAATATAGCACTAAAACTAGCCAGAGTACCAAATACTGCTAGTATTCTAATGATTCTAGAATCTATTCCTAGATATTCTCCTAGTCCTCCACAAACACCAAAAAACATTCTATCAGATGATGATCTAGTTAATGTTTTCATACTAAATAAAATTCTTGATGATTATTTTCTTCTGTTTCTACGCCAAGATTAGATAGAATTACTTTGAGATTTTCATTTTGTTCATCTAACTTCTCAATAATTTTATTGGCCTGCTGTAATGCTAAGGTTAGATGATGAACTTTATTAGCCAACTCATCTGCCACATAATTTTTCATTATCATTATAGCCTCCAGATATATTGAGAGACACTATTAATTACACTTTTTCTTTTTCTTCTTAAAGATTCTATCCCAATTTTTATCCCAAGTTTTTTGGTCAATATTTTTTGGTCTACGTTTAGACCCTTTTCCATTTTGACTCATTTAATCCTCCAGAACAAAACTCCAATAACGAGAATCATCTTTCTTTTGCAGAGCATCCCAATAAATAGATCGTGCAATATAAGATGGTACTTTATGCTTGCCACAATTTACCATCCAATGACGCTCCATCTTTTTATAGGTATCAGTGCCACTCTTACTTTTATTATATTTAAGATGTTCCATGTCGTAAAGGCGAAGTTGATGAACATCGCCACACAATACTCTAGCCTCATTAGGATGGATCATTTCCAGGGCAAAACTAATTTTAGCCAACCCAATACCACTAATCTTTCCAAGAATACTATCACGCTTCTTAACGTGACCTTTCTTAGTAGTAAAATAAAAGTCTTTAGGATTGGCCCAAAACTTTGTGGCAAAATCCCAAATATATTTTGTACGATTATTGTGTAGACCCACACCGCTTTTGTGGAGTTTTTCTCTCAGTATATTCTCGTCATCAACCCACTCACTAAAATTCTTAATAGCGTTATATCCTGCACAATTACCTTTCCAAGTAGTATGCACAGAGCAATAAGCAAACAGATAGCGACGAAAAATATCATCAACATTTTGTGGTCGCACACTCTCCCAATATTCCTTGTATGCAACAACCTTGTCCTTGGGAAAATTCTCAAAGAAAATATCTGCCTTGCTCTTGTCCATCGTATTATACTGAACTGGAATCACTGTGTTCTCAACAATCATTTTAGTCTCCAATGGGTATGCTGTGATTCTACACTACTGGTATCGGTTTGTCAAGACCCGTTTCTTTAAACGGCTCTCGTAGCACCATGTAGAATTTTAAATGTTGGAAAACGCAAACTAATTCCACCATCTTGGTTTTCGCTCTCACTAAAATACTGAACCGTAATAATCTTTCCAAGAATCTTTTTAGGATTCTGATAAAACTCCTGACGTTGATCAATAGTGAAACCACTACCAACTCGTACAATATTATCCTTATGTTTGATCATAACACAACTAAGCATAGTTTCTTCATGCTCTCTACCATTCAACACATATCTAAATGGCCCCATTTCAGTATCAATGACTTCATACTCATCATCAAAAAACTTCTTAACTTTGAGCAAGTCTTTACTACGCTTACCTTTATATGCTTCATCAGCACGCAGCATTAGACCCTCCCAAGAATAATCATTACCTCGTTTAGTCCATTCGGCAAAATGATCGTCATCTTTAATAAGTTCTTGACCAAGAACACTAAGACATGGACAAGAATTGTCTCTCATAACTTCTCTTAGATTATTATAGCGAATAGAATATGGACGATTCTTCTCGCCCTTCTTGCTATAAAATTCATCGTGAGTAATCATATCAAAAATCTTAAAAGATGGATTAGGAATAGTATGATCCTTCTTCTTTAGTTGTTTCATAACTCCCTGAAAATCCTCATTACCATCATCATCAACTAGACAAAGTTCACCATCAAATACTACATTAGTAATGTTAAGAGCCTTAATGCCATCCCGAACGATGCCAAGAGTATCAAACTCCTTTCCTGTGCGGGAATAGAAGGTAGTATCACCATTAGAGTCAACAATCCCAATACATCTAGCACCGTCAATTTTTCGGCTAACATACCATCCATCCTTCCAATCTACCAGTTTAGGCTCATATTTATCTGCCAGAGCAACACTAAACTCTGGAATATGGTCAGGAATAGCCTTATTGATAATCTTATCACCAGCACGAGTTTTCAAATCCTTGTCAATAATACAATGGATAAGTTCCTCGTATTCAGAATAATGCTCAATAAAACTATTCACAGCAGAGATAGCATCATGCCCAGTAATCTTTCGACTTTTTAGAGCATCCAGCAGATCAAAGAAATTTTTGTACTCATTCTTTCTAGCCACAAGATGATTCTTCTTTTTCAAATTATCGCTGGTTACATTATATTGCCACAACGGATGATAAGTATAAAGTAAAATATTTTTAGCGAAAGATGCTGCGGCACTGTTATGTCCGCAATAATCCAAAATAATTCCTTCCTTATCTTTAGTGCTGCTTGTAGCACGAAGATCACGAACCATTCCCATAACATAATCAAAATCGTGAATCATTACAAATAGTCTCCTGTGTGTATCGCCATTCTACACTACGATTATCGACTTGTCAAGCAACCCTACTTGAATCTTTCTGTCTGGACAACAGATTATTCAAAGAATCGACAACACCATTTATTAATACTGGTAATTCATCAGCACTAATATCGCTTCTTAATAAGAGATAATTAAAAGCATTTAAAACTCCTTGAATATTATCTCCTAATTGACCAATACCAGTATTGCACTTATCACAAGCCCAGCCTCTAAACTTTTTAGTTTTTTTACAGTGATCTAATCTTTCGCTATTTTTTTCTGAAAATAATTTATGACAACATTCACAGTTATTTGGAACTGGTGGTGCTTTTTTTCTTATCTTATATCTTATCTTAGTTTCTTTTTTAACACAACTTTTACATCTACTATCCAGACGATCTTTGTGTCCTCTATGTTTAGAAAAGGATTTACTATTTTTTCTTTTACCACAATAAACACAAATTTTTCTACTCATATTGGACGAGTCGGGAGTCGAACCCGAGTCTTAGCATAATTAAAATTATATCTTCTACAAGTTTATTATGTTCATAAGTTTTATGAAAGATTAAAGAACAAACAACATTCATCTTTCCGTACCAACTAATCTCAGGCTAGAACCCGTTGGCTATTCTAGCAGCCGAAGGATTTTACATCAATCTTTTGAACGCTACCTTCATCGCTTTCTAAGATTGTTGCTGTTATTTAATTAAGCAGCAAGGGCTAACTGATTATTGCCAGTTAAAGCATTTGGTAGATTTTTAAAGTGGCCTTTCCACCAACCACTACTTGCTAATTATACCAAATTTTATCCAATCGATACCGTTACGCCCCCAAGATATCATTATTATACACAAAATCCCTGTTTTGTAAAGTCTCTAGTTTGAGATAGAGATATTCAAAGAAGACTTTATACATAATCTTTTCTTTTCTCAATAGTTTAATCTCCTCATGCTGAATAAGATTAAAACCAAAAGACATAGATAAAAGACCAATTATCATTACATAATATGGCATATGTTTGGATCTGTTAGACATTATTTTTCTTTCTAAATAGGGCGTGTAGGAGTCGAACCTACCTTTTGAATACCTTATAAGAGTATGTGCAACTACCGGCTGCAACGCCCCATGTTTTTGTATTATACCTTATCGACCAATCCCTGTCAACCCTTGAGAAATTTTTCGTAATAGTGGCGATAAATACTCATAATGATACCACTAGTTGTTCCAACATTTAAAGATCTAACGCTTCCATAAGTAGGAATAGTTAAAACGCAACTACAAGCCATAAGAATCTTTTCTGACAAACCAGCATTTTCTTCTCCAAAAATAAAAATTGGCTCATCAACATTAGAGAAGTCAAAACTAAAAGGATCGAATGTCATATCTTTGTATTCTGGAATATTATTTTCAATAGCAATTAGTGTGCGACCACTCGATGAATGTGATTTGATAAAATCTTCTTCTGTTTTATGATAGTACATTGGAGTGTAGTGATGAGTGCCTACGCTTCCTCTTTTATCCCACTTCTTTTTACCCACATAATGGATACTACGAAATCCAAAAAAATTAGCATTGCGAACCATTGTGCTAAGATTAAAATCGCCACCAATGTTAATCATAGCAACACTAGCAGGGATACTTTTATCCTGACAATACTTGGCAATATCTGGAATGCTTAACTCTTTCAAACTATCAAGCACGTTCATCTTTTTCCAATTTTCTTTGTAGACCTTCTAATTCTTGTTCAAGTCTGAGTATTTGAGAATATATTTCTGAACATTTCTTACAGAAATCTGAATTTATATATTCTCTTGCTTCCCAAATATCTTCTTTAATCCTGATTATTCTATCAAGAATTTTTTCTCTTTCGTTTTCGTTTGGGTTTGTCATCTTTTGCAGGCTCCTTCTGCCAAAAAACCATTTCATTTAGTTCATCATCCCAAGCACACTCAATTAAATCTTGTGCTGCTAGTTTAGCGAGTCCAACATTATGAATCCAAGTCGCTGCTTCTTCAAAAATCTGTTGATTTCTTTCTTCATTCAACAAAGGATGGTTGTTGTCATCAAAACCAAGACAAATATTTTTTACAAGACCCACCATTTGGTCAAGGCTAATATAGAAATCTAAATTATCAGAATGACCATTTTCACTAATACTATTAGCGGCTGCTTCTCTCATTTGAGAAACATAACCGTTAAGATCAACAATAGCATAAACTTCTTGTTTCATAGTTTTTCCAATCATTTGATAAATTTAGATACACCAGTGCCACTATCTTCTTTAATTTTGTCTAGTATTCGGTCAATTGTGTCTTGTAGAGTAACCTGACCTCTAGGAAGCCATTTTACATCGTTATACAACGCTGTCAATATCTGAGGCATCCAATGCTGATAGGCGTCAGAATATTGATCTGGAAAATAAATTTGTAATATAGCGTCTATTTTTTTTAGAGATTGTGCTATTTCTTCTCTGCAATCAAGCAGATCATTAACTTTGTCTTGGTTATCCATCACACAAATTCTCTAGGAGAATCTACAGGATCTTTCCTTTTAAGTTTTAGAATCTTATGCTTAACTTTCCAGACTCCGGTTTCGGGATTTTGGAAATCTGGCCCCATATAAATGTGGGCAAATCCGGCACTCTTGTCAATACCCCAAGCATGAATACCTTTAGCGTCAATCTTTTCTACAATAAACTTACCCCTATATCCCATAGGGATTAATTCTCCACCATGAAGAAAATATGGGCCTCCACCAACCTTGATTTTGTCACCCTTCTCAAGTTGTTTCCAGTCAAAATCTTTCACAACTTTCAGAGTTCGCTTCTCTTTGTTGTTCATTTTGAATGAAAAAATATGGTTGCAATTCTTGCAAACGTATGCTCTAGGCCCGGTCAGAGTTCCACAATCGGGACAACTTTTCTTACCCTTCATTTTTCATGCTCCTGTGTGAGTAGTGATAACCTAAGTATACAACACTTATCGGCATTGTCAAGCGGTTTTCTTTAGACCATCCACGATTGTGAGTTTACCGGGAACATAATGACAAAAATAACTTGAGTGAATTTTTCGCTTGGTTAAATTATCTTCTTCAATTTCTATGTATACATTAATTCTATATCTATTTTCCCAAACATTAATTATTTTAGTCATAAAATGATGCTTAGGTTTGGTTACTTGCTTAAAAAACAAACTTTCGATTTCAAGATCCATTAATTGTCTCCACTATCAATTTTAATATAGAATTGATTATTACCAAAATCATCATACAACTCAATTAGATCAGCCTTGCTAGTTTCTCCGTATTGGTTATCGAAAACCTCAACAGGTGCTTGCCAATTAAAACTACCAAGATTTTTTAGATCATTGGCTCGTTGATGAAGAAAATTATATAAATCAAGCCAATTCATCTTGCTCTCCTATTTGCTCTATCAAGTTTACGAATAGTTTCAGTAGCATTTGAAGGAACCATAACAAGACTAGGAGCAGTCTTATGCCCCCAATCCATAAAACCTACGGCACGATTTTCTACACTGCAATCTTTACAAATAATTTTGCGACCAGTTTCTACAAGAAATTCATATCTTTCAAAATCCATACAATCTTGACAGTAAATACAGTTCATATTACTCTCCTGTTTGTTTCTTTACTTTGAGTATAATATTTTCAATATTGGCTAACAAACCCGATTTAGGAAAACTTTTGTTCGCTTCTAATTTGGCAATATGTAACACCCACTTTAACGTATCGGTTTCATTATCGCTTAAAGACAATAGCATATTCAACCTATTTTGTTCTAAGATTATACCATAACCATCGGAACTGTCAACTGGTCTACTTGAACGAGATTTCCAAAACTGTCACTAAAATTCCCACAGTCGGTACTATAATAAATATCAGTCAATCCAACGCTGCTCAAAAGTTTATCACAATTTTCGCAAGGCTTGCTTCCAAGAATTAATCCTTTTCTATTAATACGCATAACAACAACTGACCAACTAAGATCAATGGTATTATAGCGATCAAGCAGTTTAGAAATAAGATGACTTTCAGCATGATAAAAAGGGTGTTCCTTATATTTTGGAAGATTAAAATCTTCGCCTATTCTGTATGCACCAGCATGAGTCTTAT